AGCCAACTCCTATACCATTAGGAGATGCCGTGCTGGTTGCGCCCGCCCAGTTAACTAGCTTAGTAGCAGCATTGGTGTTAGCCAAACGGCCTTGGGAAGTAATGTCCGTAGATGCCCAATACAGTGCGGCGGTAGTCCCGTCACCCAGCGTCAAGTTAGCTGCGGTAGACCCGGTAAATGCAACTAGGGTATCAATGTTAATGCTCAGGATTTGAGAGCCAGCAGGAAGTACACAAACAGTGTCAGTAGTAGCAGAAGCTGCTTGACCCGTGTAATCTTTTTTAAGTGTCTGAGAACAAACAGTTGCGCCCAAGTTTTCTAGCGAACCAACGGTAGTGCCGGTGGTGTTTTTAACCGTGCCAAGCAGCCAAGGGCCGAGATGCGTTGCGAATCCCATGATAAATATTCCTTACATACAAGTTAGGTACATTGATCGGTATGTCGTCTGCCGGGACAGTTCAATGCACCGGAAATCCCGGATTAGCTGCAATATACACTATTTTTAGGCCTTGTCAACATGCCCTACAAAGACCCAAAAGTTTTAAAAGAAAAACACAAAGCGTACTCTGCCAAGTACTATGAAGACAACAAAGAAGTGGAAAAAGCCCGTATTAACGACAGGCGCGATAAAAAACGAAAGGAGTGGAAGGACTACAAAGCCAGCCTGTTCTGCTCTAAGTGTGGCTTTAGCCACCCCGCTTGTATAGACTTTCACCACCCACCGGGAACCAAGGAACACTCCGTCAACACGTTAGCCCAAAATGGGCAGTTTAAACTAGCGTACAAAGAAGCCGCAAAGTGTGTAGTTTTGTGTTCTAACTGCCACCGCATACACCACCATGACGAGAGGCAAAAGAAAAAGGAGGCCAAACTTGGCCTCCCCCCAGTACCCAATTTGGGTACGATCCTACCCGATTAAGCAGCAACTTCTTCTTCGTCTTCGTCTTCCTCAACTTCTTCGCACTCATACCAGTCGTCAGACTCTTCGTCGTAGAAGTACCAAACGTCATTCTCTTCGTCCAGCCAGTAAGCTACGCCATCGGCGTCATACTCATACACTTCGTCAGCAAACTCGTCAGCAAACTCGTCTTCAACTTCAATACCAAAATAGCTAAGGAAGTCAAAGAAATCAACTTTAGCAATAAATGTAACGTCCATGATAAACCCCTATAAAAATGATGCAGCACGGCGCTGCAAGCACATCTTAAATAGCATTTATGACAGTTTTTGGATACAAATGGACATAAAAAAGGCCCCCGAAGGGGCCTCTCCAGCAGGGTAAACCCTAGCTTAGGTCGAACCGGGCGAACCGAACATACCTAGCGGATCAGACCAGCCGAAGCTGTAACGCTCACGAGCCTTGTAACGGACATTGCCGGTATCAAAGTCACCGTCCATGCTGTTAGTCAGCGCAGTACGCTCGAAATGCTTCATGCCGTTAGGAACGTCGGTGGTCAAATACCAGCCGTTTGTGTCGGTCAAGAAGTGATTAACGCAGTAGCCTTCAGGAATCGAACCATTGTTCTTCAATGCGTTGATATCGTTGTCGGTAGTGCCAACACGCAGGCTGGTTTCCAACAGACGGGTAGCAACGAACATCAGCGCAGGTGGGATAACCAACTTCTTAGGCTTAGCTGCGATTAACAGACCACGCTCGTCTGTCCAAGCTGCGATCTGGATAACTGCGTTTTCCAACGAAGTCTCATTCAGGTCAGCACTGGTAGACGGACGATTGCTGTTGGTCCCACCGTTAACAAGCGGGTGAGCAGTGCTAAACAACGAAACGCCATCACCGCCGGTATAAGCAGAGGTGAAGCCGTTGTTAAGAACCGATGCAGCCTTAACTTGCTTGGTGTACGCCATAGCACGGGCCAAAGCTTTGGTATAACGAGCCGACAGGGAGTCGTACAAGTTATCTTCCACAGCCTCTTCCGTGATGGAAAAGCCAAGTGCAATGGTCTCGTGGTTGTACCGAGCGGTGAACGCTTCCTGCGCATTGTCATAAGCAATGGCAGAGCCCTCGTTCTTCACTGGTGCAGCACTGAAGCCGGACAGCTTGGTTTCTTCTTCAAAGCTACGCTCCGATTTCTCGGTGTCGTAGATTTCCTTGTGCTCTTCGCCGTAGCGTGAGTACTCCAGACCAAACAAAGCATTCAGTCCGGGGAGCAACTCTTTAAGCAGTTGTGCGCGTGAAATAGCCATTTTGAGTTACTCCTTATTAAGCTACGGCGAGACCGGCGTAGTAGGCATGTTGGCCGAAGTTAATTTTAACCAGCAGCTCCGGATATTGTGTAAACACAATGGTTGAGCTAGCGGGGATTTCGCTACCAGCAGACGAGCTGAGGATAGTTTGGTTGATGGTTATGGACGTTGCACCAGCAGCGGCTGCTGTGGTAACAAACGAACCCGTTGGCACATTCTGACCGTTAGAAGCGACAAAAGACACGTCAGTACCTGCCACAATTGCGCTTGGCAGGCCAGAGCCCGTTAGCGTAATGGTAGTGGTGCTAGACGAACCAGTAGCCGACACCGAAGCCGCAGTCTCACGAACCACATCAAGGACGCGGACGGGGAAGGTTACGGTAGTTGCAGGAGTAGCAGACACACCGGCAATGGCGTTAGCCGAGTTACCTGTGTTGGTGTTACCAGTGTTGTTAAGCATCTGCAAGTTTTGGCCGATGAGGGCAATGCTGCCCGAACCAACAACCGTAGTGCTAGAGCACACAACGCCTTTATACACCGTGTCAGGATCGTCTGCAACGATAGCTACCGCATCACCAGCAGCCAGTGAACCGGGCCAGTATTGCGAAAACGTCTTCTGCTTAGTCACTGGGTTGGTGTAAGAACAACCCAAGAAAATGCCGACAGCGCCAGTAGAATTAGCAGTAACCGATTTACGGTTAATCTGCCCGCGAGTCAAACTAACATAATCGCCATAAAAAATAGCGGTCGTGTAGTCGTAAGGGATAGAGTATTCGCGGGTAGAACCTGCAAATACCTGTCCACCGATCAAGTTGATCGGCTTTAGGCCGTAGGGGGCCGATACCGTGGGGTAAGCCATTTAAGGACTCCTATTTATTTAATACCATTTCCAAATCCGCCGCGTGATACTGAAGACTTGCGGTCTGCAAATAACGGCATGCGGGGGTCATTTTGTCGCAAAAAGCTATTGTCCACCGAGTCCATTTGGTTTTGCGCCTGACCATTAAAATAATCAGCCATAGCTTCTGCTTTTTCGGTAGAAATCTTGCAAAGCATGAGTCCACCAATTTCAACATTACCTGACTTTTCATTACCAAGAATCATAAGCTCTGGATGGTCTTCTGCCTTTACCGGCTCATACCCGTCACGCAGTTTGCGTGACACGTTTGGGCGCATTACTTCTGCATTGCCGTATACAGCAGTCGCTACCCAGCGAAACGTGTATCCCGGTTCAGGAGTAGGGTCGGGCAAAGAACTCGACGGTTTATAAACATAGCGAACAGATTTATCGCGTGTCGTCAGATCACGATTTGTACGGTTTTCAGCCATTTTGATTCTCCAATTTTGCTACTTGAACAGCATACTGCTGCGGGGTTAAACCGAATTTCTTTGCTAACGCAACTTGCGTACTTGTTAGCCGAACTTTACCTCCACTCGTAGAACGAGATGCGGAAGCAACCACGGTAGTAGGTCGTCTGGAACCCTCACCGGACGTAGGCCTGTCTTTTGCGCCCTTGAATAAACTAGGGAACGTGGACTGTAAGCGATCATCAATTTGATCGAAGTATTGCTCAGAGCGAGGATCAACCCCGTTTTGTACTAGCTTTTTGTGCAGCCCTAGCGCGTAGCTGGTGTATTCTTCAAAACCATCCGCCCCAAACCACTGGTTTTTTGCCTGCCAGCGCAGGGTTTTTTCGTCAGGGGGAACAGGTTTTGACTGAACTTGTTGCGGTTGTACAGGAAAATCTTCCCTTTGTAAAGGGGTTGGGCGGAAATTTTTTGCTTGCTCAACCCGAATTTTGGCATCCATTACGGCTTCTTGGGCCTCAATAATGGCGTCTGTATCAAAGGCTTCCTGCGCTTCCTTAAGTTTGCGCCGCGCTATTTGGAGTTCCGTATCAACCTTTTGCTTAACCCCCTCAATAACCGCTTCCTGCCCAGAATACACATTTTGCTTGAGGCGTTTGTTCTCCTCCACCAAGTGTTGGGCAAGGTTTTCAAGTTCTATTTTTTCCCGCAAAACGGATTCTTTGACCCGGCGCTCGTCGTGACGGGCGTGGGTTAGTTCCGTAATCCGCTTTTTAACTTTGTCAGAGTAGGACTCAATTTCTTCATCAGTGGGATCAAGTACTTCTTTTTCTAACGGCTTGCGGCCCCGGTCACGTTCAGGGGTATCGTCTTCAATTTCAATGTCAACTTCCGCATTGCCATCAATTTCAATATCTATTTTCTTATCTTCAACTTCGTCTGGGAATTTAAATCCATCAGGCATATTAACTCCTTTAAGCGCGGGTTAATCCGCGTGGGTCTTGCACAACAGCATCAACTTGGTCGTCGTTGATGAGACGGAACTCCTTGCCAAAGATTTTAAATCTTGTACCGGTGTATGTGCGCACCAATACAAAATCGCCTTCTTTGCACCACGGCCCGGTGGGGAACTTAGTTTTGTCGGCATACGCATCTGCACCAACTTTTACAACAAACAACACGGTGGTTGCATGCTCTTCTTGGCGCAAACTGGCAGTATCCCGCACTAAATCAAGTGATGTCCCTGCAATCTTTTGATCGACTTCAGGTACTGCACACAGAATTCTCCACCCTTGTGGGGTAGGTAACTGCGTGGCTTTTTCCTCAGCGGTTGCCTCGGGTTCAGGTGCATCCATTGGTTGGATAGGTTCAGGCAGTGCAAAAGCACCGGGGGACAGATCAATACTATTCATTGGCTCTTTCAACTTTCTCAAGCAGGTCAAGGAGATAACGCTCTGCAAGGGCTAGACCTGAGATAATCCCACAGAGTTTTTGATACTCGTCAAAAGTGCGACACGCTCCTCCCGCCAGATCATCAGCGTAGTTATTCATGTCGGTGCGTATTTTTTCGCGCAATACGCGTGCGAAGTCTTGTATCATGATTTTGGCTTATTAAGTTGATTAATGGACTGCAAAGCGGTCATGGCTTGATCCCGCTTGTCTTTGTTCATTTGCGCACCAAGTTTTAATCCGGCGTGCTCCTGCTCAAAAGTCTGGCGCTGTTGATCGGCTTTTAGCTTTGTTGATAATTTAAGCCCCTCCAATTCCATCTTGCCTGCAATTTCTTGCTCCCGCAGTTTTTGCGCATCGGAGGCAATGGCTGCATCGACCAAGACCTTTTGTTTCTTGGTGTCTGAGTCCTGCTTTTTGATCTGCAACTCTTGCATCTGCATCTGAACTACGGGGTCTTGCATCTGTTGCTGGGCTTGTGCCTGTGCGGCCTGCGCTTGGTTCTGCTGTATGACTTGCTGCGCCGCTTGGGCCAGCATGCCTGAGAGCGCCACCTCAATTTGGGGTGGGAGTTTTTCGTCTTCGGGAGGCATGGGCATACCCAGTTGCTGCTCAATTTGCTGGCGCATCTTGAACCCGGCGTGCTCAGCAATGTGCGCGGTAATCGCCCCCATGATCTTAGGAGCCTGCGGGCTTTGTCCAATAAGCTGCTGGATCATTGGGTCTTGAAGCAGCATCATGTGGACTTGGATATGCGCGTCATGGTTTTGGTACATAAACGCTTTTATTGGCTTGCCGTTGAGGGCCGCTTGGTTTTCCGACACAGGGTCAGTGGGCTTCATATCGTCCTCAATAGGCACGAGTTTGTCCGCGTTTTTAATTCCCAAGACCTCCAACATCCCCCTGTGTAGCTGGGGCATGTCGTAAATATCCGGGGCCATCTGGGCCATTTGGATGACCGCTTGGTATTGAATAACCCGCTGGCTCATGGTCGCCGCATTGGGATCAGAGACGGGGATTAGGTCAACTAAGTCGTAATCACCGCGTTTGGCTTTGCGGCTCCCGTACTCAGGTTGGTAGTTGTAATCATCGTCTGTGTAGTCGCGGATCAGGTTTTTTAGCAGTTTTAACTCCTGCTTGAGTGCAAAATGCACCCGCGCTTGAACCGCCGTCATCACTTTAAGCTGGCGTTCCAGCAATGCCAGCGTTGTCCCCACCGGGGCATTGGCCGACATATCGGACACTTTCATATCAGCCGTTGACGCAAAACGACGGCCTTCCTCCACAATGTTGCCAAGCAAGCTGTACAGAACTTGACTTGGCTCTTTGTATGGAAGGGGGAGAATGTTGTCGCGGATATTGCCCGAGCCTACGTCTACATCGCGCCACTCGCCCGGAGCAATAGGTGTGTCATCCCCCTTGATCCGCAGACCACGGGACTTCAAACCACCGGGCAAGTTAGCCAGCGTACCGGCATCGACCAACTGGCGCATGATGCTGGTAGCCGACTTGGCAAACCCACCGATCAGGTGGAACAGGCCAAAGCCATACGCGCCAAAGCCGGGGATGTACTGATAGTGTACAAAATGCTGGCGCTTTAAGCGCAAAATGTCGTCTTCCTTCCAGTTACGGCGGATTGACAGGATGTCGTTTGTACCTTTTATTAGGGTTACTACGTAGGGCAGCATGATTTCGGTAAGCTCACCCTCGTCATCCTCGTCCTCAAACCCTTCCAAGTCTAAGTCTACATGGCACTCATATAAGGTGTAGCGCTCGTCGCCCAAATCGTTGAACCCGGTTTCTTTGTCCTTGGCTTTCTGAATGTCGGTGCGATCTTTGGGCGCATCGGGCAGATCAATGTCCAAGTAAAAGCCCGCCTGCTGTAGCTTTAGTATTTCGTTTTTGGTCTTGCGCATGACATGGGTCACACGGAAACACGTATCCAAGTCAGTGGCCCCATAGGGCAGCAAAATGTCTTCGGCAGGCACAAACATCG